AAGATTAGCGTGGCTTTACGAGAAACTAGAAGTGCATAACGAATGCCATTGTCATAACTAAAAGTCATTATGACTTAAAGTAATCAAGTCCCCCAATAATGCACCATCCGCCTCTTTCCCTCTCCGCATCCGCCAGCCAGAATCCGCCGATCCAAAAGTTATCCACAGGTTATCCACAGATCGGCGCCAAAGTTATCCACATTTGCACAGTCTGGTTGCAGTTTGCATCTCAGAACTGGCGCAGTTGTAATACTTTCTGTGATTTTGAGTTAACATAATGGACATTGTATTAAATGGATTTTGTCAGCCGTTTGTAAGCATCTAGAAAAACTCTAGCAAAATCAACAGCTTACAGAAGTTATCCACACTATCCACAGATACCTGTGGATAACTTGCATCTAGCAATTTGCCTGTGGATAACTTTTCGATGGGGGGGAGGGGGTGGTCGGCGGCGGTGATAATTGTGGGAGCATCCGCCCCACCGAAAAAGCGAAAAGTAGAAAAGGGGCAACATCCCCGCTACCTTGCTACGAAAAAAATGGGAGTTGGTGACCAGCGTTGCGACCTACAGGTTTGCAGACCCACCTGATCAGGTATCTGGCGTACAGTTTCGTTACTCGACACCAACACGGCTGGAGACTGCCTTGCAAGTAGGCTCTAGTTTCGGCGAACCGCAATCTCCATGCGTGTTAGTTGTTGGTGGTTTCCATAAGGCAGGATTAGGGCGCAATCCAACAACGAAAAACTCCCGTGATGCCGACACACTGCCCACCAACGCTGATAAATTTACCATATCGCCTACCAATTTGCTATAGTCCCCCACTATCACGCCCACAACGCACAAGGATAATCGTGAAGATAGAACAGATTGACAGCATCCAAGACGAGCCACAGGCGCAGCTAGAGAAGAAGAAAGCTGGCAGACCCAAGGGTATTTATGGTTTGAAGCGTCAGATACAGGAGTACGCAAGGAATCCTGAACTTGCGTTGCCCAAGACTGACAGCCAGAGAATCAAGGACTTGAAGGATATGCTTATAAGGTCGAGTGGTAAGGATGTCGTGCAAAAGATGATTGATATTGCGTTGAACGACAACCATCCTGCTCAAATGGCGGCTATCAAAATGTGCGTTGACAGGACGCTGCCTATATCCATGTTTGACAAGGATAAAGGCCAGAGGAGTGCGGTCAACATCACAATCACTGGCATAGGCGCACCTACAGTAGAGGCAACTACGATTGAGCCAGAGGACATCCAAGACATAGAGGCTAAGAATGGCTGACCTGAACTTTGCGCTATTGCCTTGGCAACAAGAAGTCTACGCCGACAAGACGAGGTTCAAGGTTGTCGTGGCGGGTAGGCGGTGCGGTAAGTCTAGGTTAGCTGTAACGACACTCTTAATAGAGGGGTTGAGTTGCCCCGCGGGATCGGCTGTTCTTTACGTTGCCCCGACTCAGGGGCAGGCTAGACAGATCATTTGGGATGTATTGCTGGATATTGGGCGGGACATTATTCAGTCTAGCCATGTAAACAACATGGAAGTGACCTTGATTAACGGGGCAAAGATATATGTGAGGGGGTCAGACAGGCCAGATACGTTACGGGGTGTCTCCTTGACTTACGCTGTACTGGACGAGGTTGCTGACATTAAGCCTGAGACTTGGGAACAGGTAATTCGTGCGTCATTGTCAGACAAAAAGGGTAGGTGCATGATGATCGGCACTCCAAAGGGTAGAAATTGGTTCTACGATTTGTACAACTTGGGTCAGGATGGTAGCGATCCTGATTGGAAGTCGTGGCATTTCACCACTAAAGACAATCCCTTGATCGACCCTACTGAAATTGAGAGCGCAAAGAAAACCCTTAGCTCATTCGCCTTTAAGCAAGAGTATATGGCGAGTTTCGATAATGCGGGGAGCGATGTCTTCAAGGAGGAGTGGATTCGGTATGGTGAAATCCCTGAACAGGGTTCTTACTTCATAGCGGTGGACTTAGCGGGGTTTGAGGAGGTGGCGAAGCAAGCTGCCAACTCCAAGAAGCGTCTTGACCAGAGTGCCATTGCGGTGGTTAAGGTCACCGAGGATGGCAAGTGGTATGTTGAGAAGATTGAGTTTGGGCGGTGGGACATCAGGACTACGGCGGCGAATATACTGCTGGCTATCAGGGAGTACCGCCCCTTGAGCATTGGGATTGAGCGTGGGGCGTTAAAGAATGCGGTACTTCCCTATTTGAGTGATTTAATGCGAAAATCCAACATATATGCTCATATTGTGGATTTGACTCATGGGAATCGCAAGAAGTCAGACCGCATCATTTGGGCATTGCAAGGACGCTTTGAGCATGGCAGAATAGTGCTTAATAAGGAAGAGGATTGGTCGGAGTTCGTTGACCAGTTGCTGATGTACCCAAGTCAGGGGGTGCATGACGATCTTCCTGATGCGTTAAGTTATATAGATCAGTTGTCTATAACCTCTTACTTTGAGGCAGATGATGAAGACGAGTGGCAACCAATTGATATTGTGAGTGGTGTCTAGGGGGACATAAATGGCAGATCGTGTTCAAGAGTCACCAAGAGGATTCACCTCTGGTTTGTTCTCTGATGTTCTTAGCGGCACTCTGAATATGCCATCGATACCTAGAACGGGTATCCCTGCATTGGATTTGCTTTCCCCTAATATGAATTTGCTGAATAGGTTGTCTTTTGGAGACTTGCAAAAGACTGCTGAACGTATTTCCTATGGTCAACCTCTGACTACAGGGTCGGGCATGACCTTACGCCCAAGGGAAGAAGCTATCTTTGCGGGGATGGCGGTTGCGCCTTTGGTAGGTAAGGCTGCGAATCTTGGTGCAAGGGCTGGTCGTGCTGGCGCAAGGATGGTGGGCGAGCGTATAGCTGAAAACGTGGCGATGGGTAGACCCAATCTGCCTAGTATGTTTGCTGAACCAAGGTCATCATTGTTTGCGGTTGAGCCTAGCCCAAGCATGGCAGTTGATGAGTCATCTGCGGTGAGGCAACAGTTAACTGGCAAGATGCAAGCATTGCTGGCGCAAAAGAAAGTGGCAACATCTGCTGTAGAGGTTGGCGCCATCAACCAGCAGATTGGCGAGTTGCAAGCACAGTTCAAGTCTTTGCCGGCGGTGGGCAGGGTTGCCAGAGAAGTTGTTGCGCCTCAGATTACAGCACCAGTGTCTGATCTAGGGTTCTACTCAGCGGCTGAACAAGCGGCGATGAACTTAGAGAGAAGCAAGGGTACGGGTCAGTCTTTCCTTAATGATCTGATGAATGCGCCTGATGTTAAGAAAGATGAATTGTCTTGGATTGGTCTGGATGACTTCCTGAAAGACAAGCCCAATGTCACCAAGCAAGAGGTGCAAGACTTCATTGCAAGCAATAAGATTGATTTGCAAGAGGTGAGATTGGGTGAGCCATTTACTGAAGACCCTGTAGGTGTATCCAAGCGTCTGGCAATATTTGATAAGTATGAGCCAGATATACAGGCTTTATATAAGGAAATGGACAATCCTAGATATAGGTTAGTTAACAGAGGAATGAGTGCAGAAGAATACAACAGAGGTGTTGTTCTGCAAAATAGAGGCTTTAGGGGTGAACCATTAACAGCCCAAGAGCAATCTGAATTAGATGGTATTTTGAAGCGACTGGATGGTAATACTGTTAAAGAATTCGCTAATGCTGAAGAAGCAAGAAAAGTTTATTTAGCAATGAGTCCAGAAGAAAAACTCCAGCATTCCATTAGACCTGTAAAAAGTTCAACTGAATTGCAGCAAGAAATAAATACTCTTCAGCGTACTAGAGATATTGAAGCTGATAAGGCTTATGTAATTCCAGAGCCAGCACCTAGTAAGTATCAACGTTGGCAACTTGCTGGTGGTGAAAACTATCGTGAGATTTTGCTGAAGATGCCAGAAAACATGAGTGAGTACAACAAGTACACTGAATCACTCAGGGCAAAGTATGGTCAAGGTGGTTTTGCAAATCTTCCATTGACTGATATTGAACGAGCAAGACTTGAAAAGTTTTATGCCAATGAGGATGTAAGCCCATATAAACACTCCCATTGGGGCGATGAACCTAATGTACTAGCCCACATACGAGTTAATGACCGTGTTGATGCTGATGGCAAGAAGATGCTACTGGTTGAGGAGATACAGTCTGATTGGCATCAGGCTGGTCGGGAAAAGGGTTATGCGACTAAAGATGCTCGTGCTGAAATACAGAAAAAAGTAGAGAATCTTGATTTGGAGCGTAAAAATTTACAAACTGAACAAGCCCAATTAGAAGAATCAGCAAAACCTTTTACTAGTCAAGGAAAAGATGCGCCAAGAGAAATTCTTGATAGGTGGAACACTGTTTCCAATAGATTGAATAATTTACAGCGTGAATACGCACCTCTTGCAAATCAGCTTTCAACTGGATTAGCTGGCGTCCCAGACGCACCTTTCAAAGACACTTGGTATCAACTCGCCTTAAAGCGGATTATGAAGTATGCCGCTGACAATGGGTATGAGAGAGTTGGATTGACTACTGGTAAGCAACAGATAGATAGGTTCTCCAATGAATTACGCCAGAATGTTGATGAGATTAACTTTAACCCTATTGGCACACAAAACGAAATTATTATTAATGCAAAAAAGAATGGGCAAAATACATTTTCAGGGACTGTAAAAGACGGTAAGTTTATTGATGGTCAAGCCCAAGGTAAAACGGTAGAAGAAGTCTTGGGTAAGTCAATGGCAAAGCAGATTGCCGAAAAGAAAGACGGTGTTATAAAGGGCAATGACCTCACTATTGGCGGCGAGGGAATGAAGGCTTACTACGATGAGATTTATCCCAAGTTCTTAGAGAAGTATGGCAAGAAGTGGGATGCTGGTGTTGGTGAAACAAAGCTAACTGGCACTGGTTCAAAAGATGAATTAGCGCAAAAAGTATATGGTCGTGGCGAAACTTATAAAAACTTGCCAAGTGAACAAAAACGCAAGATTGACGAAATGTTTTTGCAAAAAGGCGAACCCATCCGCTACATTGACATTACGCCTAAAATGAAAGAGGGCGTTAAAAAAGGTCAACCATTGGCAGCTGCGGAGCAAACACCTGAGATGCTTGCATCTGGCGGTCTTGACTATGCTGACCCTTTTAGGAATCCACTGTTAGAAAGCACAATCGGGTAACACTATGGCAACAGATAAAGAAGTCAAACTTGAACAGAATGAGTTTTATGAGCCGACTGAGGCTGATAAAGAACTGACTGCTTTTGTTACCGACCATTGCACAAAGTGGCGTGACTACAGAGATACCAACTTTCTTCCTGATTGGCTGGAATACGAGCGTATCTTCCGTGGTCAATGGGCATCTGAAGACAAAACCCGTGAGTCAGAGCGCAGCCGAATAGTAACTCCTGCTACTCAACAAGCAGTCGAGACTCGTCACGCTGAGATCATGGAAGCTATCTTTGGTCAGGGTGACTTCTTTGACATTGAAGACAATATCCAAGATGTAAATGGCAATCCTATTGATGTTGAGATGATTAAGAATCAACTCACTGAGGATTTCAAGAAAGACAAAATCAGAAAAGCTATCGACCAGATCGAATTGATGGCTGAAATCTATGGGACAGGCATTGGCGAGATTGTTGTCAAGACTGAAAAAGAGTATGTTCCCTCAACTCGTCCTATTCCTAATCAGCAGGGTCAGGCAGCTATTGGCGTAATGGAGCGAGACAGGATTTCTGTCAAGATCATGCCTGTCAACCCCAAGAATTTTTTGTTTGACCCTAACGGTACAAGCATTGATGACTGTATGGGTGTGGCTATTGAAAAATACGTTTCAATTCATAAGGTTGTGCAAGGTATTGAGCGTGGTATCTACCGTAAGGTGGACATTGGTACTTCTGGTGAAGATACTGACCTTGAGCCAACCCAAGAAGTCTCGCAATATCAAGATGAAAAAGTTCTGTTGTTGACCTACTACGGGTTAGTTCCCCGTGAGTACCTTAACAATATGAAAGAGAACAAGGATATTGTTGAATTGTTCCCTGAGAATTCTACGGCAGAAGACTATACCGATATGGTTGAGGCTATTGTTGTGATTGCCAATGATGGAATGCTCTTAAAGGCTGAAGAAAATCCATACATGATGAAAGACAGGCCAGTTCTGTCTTACCAAGACGATACTGTGCCAAATCGCTTGCTTGGTCGTGGTACGGTGGAAAAAGCATTCAATATGCAAAAGGCTATTGATGCACAGACTCGCAGCCACTTGGATTCACTGGCACTGAGTACTTCTCCCATGATTGCAATGGACGCAACTCGCTTGCCCCGTGGTATGAAGTTTGAGGTAAAGCCTGGAAAAGCTATTCTGGTCAATGGTTCTCCTAGCGAGATTCTGTTCCCATTCAAGTTTGGTGCAACTGACCCAAACAACCTTGCAACTGCCAAAGACTTTGAGCGAATGTTGCTACAAGCGACAGGAACTCTAGACTCCAATGGCATGATTAGCCAAGCTAGTCGTGATGGTGGCGGTATGTCGATGGCGGTTGCCTCCATCATCAAGAAATATAAGCGTACCTTGGTGAACTTCCAAGAAGATTTCTTGATTCCATTCATCAAGAAGGCTGCTTTCAGGTTTATGCAGTTTGATCCAGAGCGTTATCCCTCTGTTGATATGAACTTCATCCCTACTGCAACCCTTGGCATCATTGCTAGGGAGTACGAGCAGCAGCAATTCATTGGTTTATTGCAGACTTTGGGTGCAAATACTCCTGTTCTGCCTATTTTGCTTAAAGGAATCGTTGGAAACAGCAGTTTGTCTAACAGAATGGAGTTGATGGCTAAGTTAGATGAGATGATGCAACCTGATCCACAAGCACAGCAGATGCAGCAAGTGCAACAACAGTTGGCTATGCAAGCGGCACAAGCTCAAATTGCTGTAAACACTACTCAGGCAGAACAAAATAGGGCTGAAGCACAGAAATTGTCTGTTGAAGCGCAGTTAATGCCTCAAGAAGTGCAAGCTAAGATGAGTGCAAGCCTGACTAAGAATCTTCCAAACCAAGATGATTTGTCTTCTAAGGAGTTTGACAAGCGGGTTAAGATTGCTGAATTGATGCTTAAAGAGTCTGACATTAAAAACAAGGCTAAGATTGTTGAAATGCAGATGATGGACAAACAAAATCAAAGCCAAAAAGATAATGATTTTTTGAAGAGCATCATTGGTGAACAATGAACCTTAAAAAAGTCATTTTTTCTGATATTTCAACAGAGGCAAAAGTAACTGCCATTGCTCTTTTGTTGGATAAAGAATTACCTAAGTTAACTGACCAAGTTGATACAGTCAAAAAACTTAAAGGTGAGCAAGGAGATCGTGGCTTACAGGGCGACAAAGGCAATGCTGGTCGTGATGGTAAAGATGGTAAAGATGGGCGTGATGGAAAAGACGGGTCAACTGGTAAAAATGGAAAAGATGGTGAAGATGGTGTTTCAGTTGTAAATGCCAAAGTTGATTTTGATGACTCCTTAGTTTTTACATTGTCTGATGGCAAAACAATCAATGTTGGAGAAGTTAAAGGCGAAAAAGGTGAAAAGGGTGAGCGAGGTGCGGCTGGACTATCGGGTGCTGGTTCAAGCACAGGCTTTTATAATGCTGATGGTGGTTTTTATAATTCAATCTATGGCGGTACAACTGCCCTAGACGGAGGAAGTCCTTAATGGCTATTCAAATTCAGTTAAGACGAGGTACTGCAAGCCAATGGACAGCGGCAAATACTCTCCTTGCTCAAGGAGAAATTGGTTTAGAAACGGACACATCCAAACTTAAACTTGGTGATGGCTCTACGCTATGGAATAGTCTATCTTATTTTAGTGCTGGTAGTGGAGTGACTGCTGTTACCGCAACATCTCCAGTTGTTTCATCAGGCGGTTTAACTCCTGTAATTTCAATGCCAGCCGCTACCACCTCAGTAAATGGTTATTTGACTTCTACTGATTGGAATACTTTTAATGGTAAAGGGTCAGGAACTGTAACGAGTGTTGCGGCTACCGCTGGAACAGGCATCAGCGTTTCGGGTAGTCCAATTACAACCTCTGGCACTCTGACAATTACCAATAGCGCACCAGATCAAACTGTTGTGTTGACTGCTGGTACAGGTATATCAACAAGCGGGACTTATCCTAACTTCACCATTACAAACTCTTCTCCTGACCAAACAGTTGCCTTAACTGCGGGAACGGGAATTAGCACAAGTGGTACGTATCCTAACTTTACAGTTACTAACTCTGCACCAGATCAAACTGTGGCATTGACCCAAGCTGGCACAACAACAATTACTGGTACTTACCCTAACTTTACCATTTCATCTGCTGATCAGTTCCAAGGAACAGTTACATCTGTAACGGGTACTGCACCAGTTGTTTCTAGCGGTGGTGCGACTCCAGCAATTAGCATGGCGGCAGCTACAACTTCAGTTAGCGGATATTTAACTTCTACTGATTGGACTACGTTTAACAACAAAGGTAGTGGCACAGTCACAAGCGTTGCGGCAACAGTCCCATCATTCTTGTCTGTATCTGGCTCACCAATTACAACAAGTGGCACATTGGCAATTACTTTGTCAGGTACTGCTTTACCAATAGCTAATGGTGGTACTGGTGCTACTACGTTGGCTGGTGCATCTATTGCCACCTACACAGGTACTGAGACATTAACTAACAAGCGCATTGACCCAAGAGTTACTTCAGCCGCATCCGCATCTTCTTTAACTCCAAGCGTTGCAACGGCTGATGTTTACGCATACACAGCATTGGCAGCAGGTCTTACCATCAATGCCCCAACTGGAACACCTGTTGATGGCGATAAGTTGATGTTTAGATTGCTGGACAACGGCACAAGCAGATCATTGACTTGGGATGCAACCTACACAGTTATTGGCGTGACTTTGCCAACAGCAACAACAATCAGCAAAACAACGTATGTAGGTTGTATTTACAACGCTAACAATACACGTTGGGATGTGATCGCAGTAACCACACAGGCATGACCATGAAAATTGACTTTTCCTTTTCATCTCAATACGGCACATTTTCAGATGCTTTGCATTTGCCTGACGATCATGGATTGTCTGATGAGCAGATTGAAACGATGAAACAGCAAAGGTTTGATAACTGGATTGCTGTAATTACTGCACCACAACCAAACTATGTGTTGGATACTGATGGAAATATAGTTTTTGATACTGATGGCAACCCTGTGATTGCGGAGTAAAAAATGGCTGACCGCTATTGGGTAGGTGGTACAGGTTCTTGGAGTAGCACCAACACTGCTAACTGGTCTGCATCTTCTGGCGGGGCTACTGGTGCGTCTGTCCCTACTGCGGCGGATAACGTATTTTTTGATGTTAATTCAAACGTAGGCACAGGTGCATTTACAGTCACGATGGCAAACACGCCAAGGGTCTGTAATGACTTTACAGCGTCAGGCTTAGATGGAGCAATGACGCTTGCTGGTACAGGTATTGGATTAACAGTATCAGGCAGTCTTACATTTCAAGCCACAAACTTTACTGCAACACATACAGGAACAACCGCATTTAACGCTACGACAACTGGCAAAACAATAACAACAAATAACGTAACTTTAAGTAGTGCAATTACTTTAACTGGAGTTGGTGGTGCTTGGACACTTGGTAGTGATTTAAGTACTTCTGGTTCATTTACAGTTACAAATGGAACATTTGATACTTCATCATCAGGAAACTATGCTTTAACTTGTAGTGGTTTTTCTTCTGCTAATTCAAATATAAGAACGATAAATTTAAATGCTTCTACTATTAGTACAAGCAGTTTCAATTTTTGGAACACTTCAACATCAACAAACCTTACATTAAATGCAGGAACTTCTACTATAAGTTCTTCAAATACAATTCCCGGTTTTGGTGGTGGTGGGTTAACTTATTACAACGTATCATTTACATCAACATCATTAGCTACGCCATCAATCTCAGGCGCAAATACATTTAGGGACTTAACCATAACAGGTAGAACTGCTGTTGGGATTGGCGTATTAAGTCTTAGCGCAAACCAAACAATAAATGGCACATTAACGCTAAGCGCAGGCACTACTTCTGCATGTCGCACAATGGTTGCCTCTAACACTATTGGAACTCCGCGTACATTAACAGTTGCAACTATTGCATCTTTAACTGATATTGATTTTAGAGATATTGTTGCCGCTGGCGCATCAGGTACTTGGTCAGGAACTAGGTTGAGTGATTGTGGCGGCAATAGCAACATAACTTTTCCTGCGGCTAAGACTGTTTACTATATCCAAACAGGGTCAAATAATTGGGGAGGAAGTTCTTGGTCTTTAACATCTGGAGGCTCGGTATTAAATGCCGCATTTCCATTAGCACAAGATACAGCAATATTTGATGCGGCTACATATCCCGCATCGGGTTCTACAACAACTATTAATGCCAACTACAACATTGGCACAATAGATATGTCGTTAAGAACGTCAAACACTATGACGTTGGCAACAGGAACAACTACACCAGCAATTTATGGTAATTGGATAAATGGATCAGGAATAACAATATCCGGCACAGGAACGCTTACGTTTGCTGGTCGAACTACACAGCAAATTACAAGTTCTGCAAAAACATTTACTCAACCAATAGATATTAATACTTTAAGTGGTTCGGTTACTTTGCAAGATGCTTTGACACAAAGTTCAACAGTAGCAACTGCATTGACAAGCGGAACCTTAGACTTAAATGGCTTTACATATACTGTTGGATTAAGATTCACAACCGCCACAGGAACAAAAAAATTAACCTTTAATGGCGGCACATTACTCTTGTCGGGCGCAACAACAACCGCATTTAACAACGCCGTACCCACAGGATTCACCACAACCGCTGGAACAGGGACAGGCACAATCTCCATGACTGCCGCAACTGCAAAGACTTTTGTTGGTGGTGGTTCTACGTTTAATTGCACACTTAACCAAGGTGGTGCTGGTGATTTGACTATTACAGGCTCAAACACATTCAGCAACATTACAAACACAGTTCAGCCAGCATCAGTCTTGTTTACGGCAGCAACAACCAGCACGTTCACCAACTTCAGTTTGTCGGGTACGGCAGGAAACTTGATAACGATTGGCTCGGTGACTGCGGCAAGCCACACGCTGTCCAAGGCAAGCGGTACTGTCAGTTCAGACTATTTGTCAATCAGTCGGTCTACAGCTACAGGCGGGGCAGGATGGTATGCAGGGGCAAATTCCACAGATGGCGGCAATAACTCGGGGTGGATATTCACAGCACCACCTGCGCCTAGCGGTAGTAACAGCAATTTTTTAATGTTCTTTTGAGGAAACAATGATCCCAGAGCTACAAAAGTATTACGAAGACAGATTTTCCATGATGTCTATGGACGGTTGGAAAGAATTGACTATTGATATTGACAATATGATAGAGTCACTCAATAATATAAGCGTTATTCCTGATGAAAAGACCTTGATGTTCAAAAAAGGTGAACTTTCCATCTTGACTTGGCTAAAAACCTTGAAAGAGGTCAGCGAACGAGCCTACGAGGAATTGAATGAAAAGAATGTTTGATTTTGCCTGTGAAAATGGGCATAAAACTGAAAGACTTGTCAATTATGAGTTGATGAGTTTTCGATGTGAGTGCGGAGAAACAGCCAACCGTACTCTATCTGCTCCAAACTTCAAACTAGAAGGGTGGTCTGGTTCTTTCCCATCAGAGCATGGGAAGTTCGAGAAAAAACACCTAGATCAGTTGAAGTGGGAGCAAAAGCACAACTCATAAACAGAAATGTCGAGTTGAATGTCCTAGAACCGATAACGGCAGGAAAAAGGTAAAAATATGTTGATTGACAATGAAGATGAGTCGCTAAGTGAGTTAGATGCAGTTGAGCAAAAGAAGCAACTACCTGAAGTAGCGCCACTTTCTGAGATGCCTGAGAAATACAGGCAGAAATCTTTAGAAGAAGTGGTCAAAATGCACCAAGAAGCTGAGAAGCTGATTGGAAAGCAAGCGCAGGAAGTTGGGGAAGTGCGAAAGCTGGCAGATGAACTTATCAAGCAAAACCTCTCCTCTAAACAGCAACCTATTGAGAAAGAGCTTGAAGTAGATTTTTTCGAGAATCCACAAGAGGCAGTTCGCAGGACTGTTGATAACCATCCCGATGTACTTGCCGCTAGACAAGCTGGTCAAGATTTCAAAAAGATGCAGATTCAACAAAAGCTGGCGCAAGAGCATCCTGATTTTGGTCAGATTGCTCAAGATGCAGACTTTGTGAATTGGGTGAAATCTTCACCTGTTCGCCTTGGTTTGTATGCAAAAGCTGATGGTGAATATGATTACGATAGTGCAAACGAATTGTTGAGTACCTATAAACAGTTGCGTGGCGTTAAGACAAGACAGACTACAGATGCAGGGGAAACTCAGCGCAAGTCTAGTCTTAAGGCAGCGGGTGTTGATGTAGGTGGAAGTGGGGAGTCTGGAAAAAGAGTCTATCGTAGGGCTGATCTAATTCGGCTGAAAATGAGTGACCCAGATCGTTATGAAGCGTTAAGCGGAGAAATCATGCAAGCGTATCAAGACGGTAGGGTTAGATAATTTAACTAATCGTTTTTTTGGAGATTTAACATGGCAACAGCATTTTCCCCCAGTGGTTCAGTTACCACAACTACAGCAGACAAGTTCATTCCTGAAATTTGGTCAGATGAAATCGTAGCTGCCTATAAGAAAAACTTGGTTCTTGCGAACTTGGTTATGAAGATGAACTTCAAGGGCAAGAAAGGTGACGCCGTTCACATTCCTGCACCTACCCGTGGTTCTGCTTCTGCAAAAGCCGCTGAAACAGCAGTCACTTTGATTGCTGCTACAGAGTCTGAAGTTAACGTATCTATCAACAAACATTATGAATATTCACGTTTGATTGAAGATATTGTCGAAGCCCAAGCCCTGAACAGCTTGCGTAACTTTTATACCTCTGACGCTGGTTATGCTCTGGCTAAACAAGTCGATACTGACTTGATTCAGTTGGGTCGTTCAACCAATGGCGGTGCTGGTACAAATGCTTACGCAACTGGTGCATTCATTGGTGGTGACGGTACTACTGCTTATGTTGCCGCAAGCAACAATGAGTCAGCATTGACTGATGCCGCTATTCGCCGCACTATTCAGCGTCTTGATGACACTGATACCCCAATGGATCAGCGTTTCTTCATCATCCCCCCGTCAAGTCGCAATACTTTGATGGGTCTGGCTCGTTACACTGAACAAGCCTTTGTTGGTGGTACTAACAGTACTATCCGCACTGGTGAGATCGGTAACCTGTATGGCATCCCTGTGTTCGTATCAAGCAACACTGATACTGCATCAGGTTCTGCTGCTGCACGAGTTTGTTTGATGGGTCACCGTGATTCAATGGTGCTGGTTGAGCAAGTTGCTGTTCGTTCACAAATCCAGTACAAACAAGAGTATTTGGCTACTCTGTTCACTTCTGACACTCTTTATGGTGTTCAGATTCTCCGTGCCGCCGCAAGCGTTAGTGCAGCTAAATCTGCATCAATGTTCGCTCTCTTAGTTCCTGCCTAATTGCAGTTGTTTCCCCCTGCCCTAGTGGTAGGGGGGCTTTTTAAACCTAATTAGGAGAAACAAGAATGGCAGCAGCAACAGCAGTAACAAGTCGTCGTGGCACAGATCAATTTCGGGGCTTATTCTCTGATACTTGGTCAGTTACAGCGACTTTGGACGCATCATCTCTTGGAGATGGTGTCGGAGAGACAAACACAATAGCCGTTCCCGGAGTTAAATTGGGCGATATTGTAATGAATGTAAGTTTGGGCGTAGATGTTTCAGGCATCTCTATCACTCCTTACGTTTCAGCAGCTAATGTGGTGTCTATTCGTTTTCAAAACGAGTCAGGCGGTACATTGGATTTGGCATCCACAACAGTTAAATGTGTGGTTGTTCGCACTGTGTAAAGATAGGGGGGGCTAGTCCCCCCTTTCTCATTTAAGGGTTTTATGGCTACTTTTCGCTGTCTTCAATCAGGTAACACTGTAACTTTTACATATCAGCATGACATTGACTCCATGAAGGGTCATCAAGGATATGTAAGGATAGACGAGCCAGAAGTAACCATAGAATCAGAGACTAGGACAGATACCGCATTTCGTGCGCCTGTAATTCCAACATTTAAGCGTATGGGAAGACCCCGAAAGGTAGCAAATGTCTGAGATAGATGCTCGTGATTTTGGTCGGTTAGAGGCTCAAGTAGAGACTCTGCATGGTCAGGTGACTCAATTGAGTACCGATGTAAAAGCCTTGCTTGAACTAGCAAACAAAGGCAAAGGTGGCTTTTGGATGGGGATGACTATTGCTTCAATCATGGGCGGGGTCATTACTTTTATTGCTGATAAGCTGTGGAAATGAAAGAAGGACTCTTATCAGGCAAGGTTTGCCCACTTCCTACTCAGGATGTAACTCTCAACCTAAAGAATCGCAACAATGCTTTCAAGAACTTTGGCTATGGTGCGCCAAACCCACTTGAACCCAATGAAGCGTTTTGGCTGAAGAAAGCCAAGATGTACAACGCACCCACTGATGTTGTCAAAACCATGCGTTGCGGTAATTGTGCGGCATTTATCCAGACACCAACAATGATGCAGTGCATCAAAGATGGATTGGAAAAGGGCAAAAGCTCACCTAATGAGCTTGACTATGATGAACAGTTTATTGAAGCTGCTGATCTAGGATTCTGCGAATTGTTTCACTTCACTTGTGCAGCACTACGCACTTGTGATGCTTGGAAATCTGGTGGTTCAATCAAAAAGGACTGATATGAAGACAGCTAAATCCAAAACTCCTGCTAACGCCCCTAAAAAGGGTATTCCTATTGCAATCATGGTTGCAGTTGGCAAACCAAAGGGTATGCCTACTCGTGGTGGCAGAACTGCTACTAACATTATGAAAAAATCTTCAAGAGGTAAATAATGTCATCTTTAACTACCCCTGTAACAGTCCTTAGTGCTGTTGGCGCAACTGGCGCATCTACAGCCGTTCAGGCTGACGCTGGTCAACCAGCATTCTTGCAAGTTTCTGGTATTACCACAGCTACTGTTGCATTGCAAGGTAGTCTTGATGGAACAAACTGGTCAACTTTGGGAACTGCATTGACTGCTAACGGCATCGTTACTGTCCAAAATGCACCAAAGTACTTGCGAGCAAATGTAACTGCTTGGACTTCTGGCTCAATTACTGCCAAAATCCTGTACTAAGGAGAAACCCTATGAAGATGACTAAGCAACAGAAAAAGGTCAACAAAGTCATGGGAGAGTACAAGGAAGGTACTTTGCACTCTGGTAAAACTGGCAAGGTTGTGACCAACCCAAAACAAGCAGTTGCCATTGCTTTATCTGAAGCAGGAATGTCTAAGCCTAAAAAGAAGATGAAATGAAAACTGGTTTGTATTCAAATATTCATGCAAAACAGGCTCGTATAAAAGCGGGTTCTGGTGAAAAGATGAACAAGGTGGGGTCTAAAGCTGCACCTACTGCTGCTGACTTCAAGCAAGCGGCAAAGACTGCAAAGAAGCCTAAAAAGGTGAAGTAAATGAAATCTCCTACTTGGCAAACAAAAGCTGGTCAAAATCCAAAAGGCGGCTTGAATGCCAAGGGTAGATCATCTTATAATGCGGAAACTGGGGGTAATTTGAAACCTCCAGTAAAGTCGGGGGATAACCCTCGCAGGGCAAGTTTCTTGGCTCGTATGGCTGGTAACAGCGGTGCAGAGTACAAGGATGGTGAACCAACAAGATTGCTTCTTTCGTTGAAGGCATGGGGGGCTTCCTCCAAGGCAGACGCAAAGATAAAAGCTAAAGCTATATCCGCAAGGAATAAGGCAAAAGCAAAATGAGAGCATTATCAGTTGGCGCAAATTTAACAGCAACAACAAACACTACCCTCTATACAGTACCTACAGGTTACTATGCAAGGGTGGTATTGCTTCGTGCCGCTAATGCAACTGGCTCAAACAAACACATTACTTTTGATTGGGTAGATACATCAGCATCTGCTACCTATTCACTGGTTTACCAAACGGCGGTTACTTCTAAAACAACTCAAGATTGGGGCGGTGTATCCTATTTTGTAATGGAAGAAGGCGACATACTCAAAGCAACATCAGAATCAGCATCAACCTTTGCTGTTGCAGTCACTATTGAAGAAGAAGGGTTGACAAGAACATGACCTACCTTGAATTAATCAATGATGTACTCGTAAGATTGCGTGAGACAACTGTTTCTACGACAACTGAAACATCTTATTCAACTCTGATTGGCAAGTTTGTCAATGATGCAAAGCGTCAGATTGAAGATGCCTTTTCGTGGAACGCATTGGGTCAAACAATCACAGTCACTACTGCGGCATCTACACCAGCTTATTCTTTGACGGGTGCTGGTCAGAAGTTTCAAGTAATGGATGTAATCAACACCACAAGCAATGTTGGCCTTACAAACATCAGTTTTGTGGATATGAACCGCAAACTAAACTTCACTCCACTTGTTAATTCAGTACCTACTGAATTTGCTTTTGATGGGGTTGATGCCTCATACGACACAAAGGTAAATCTTTACCCAATTCCTGATGGCGTATACACAATCAAGTTTGCTTTAACAGTTCCACAAGCAACACTAACATCTGGTTCAACAGTTGTATTGGTGAGTGATGTTTTAGTGGCTCAGAATGCCTATGCTCGTGCATTGGTTGAGCGTGGTGAAGATGGCGGTCTATCTTCATCTGAAGCGTATTTATTGTATAAAGCTATGTTATCTGACCAAATTGCTTTGGAAGGTACTCGCTACCCTGAAAATCAGGAGTTTGTTGCGATATGAGCCAAGCAATTCAAACATACAGCATTTCAGCCCCCGGCTTTTATGGGTTGAATACTCAAGATTCACCTCTTGATTTGAATGCTGGCTTTGCTTTGGTTGCGACAAACTGCATCATTGACCAGTATGGTCGTATTGGTTCACGCAAAGGTTACTCAAGAGTCAATTCTTCTTCTGGTAATCTTGGTGCAAATGATGTAAAAGTCATTCATGAGTTAGTGCAAGCTGATGGCACTTTGACTGTTTTATTTGCTGGAAACAACAAATTATTCAAACTTGACGGTTCTAATGCTGTTGTTGAACTTACCTATGGGGGTGGGGGTACTGCGCCAACTATTACGGCAAGCAATTGGCAATGTGCTTCTTTGAATTCAATAACTTATTTCTTTCAAGTAGGTTATGACCCATTAATTTATGATCCTGCTGTAAGTACAACTACATTCCGTAGAGTTTCTGAGAAATCTGGTTATGTAGCAACAGTTCCAAGTGGAAACATTGTTATCTCTGCTTTTGGTAGATTGTGGGCAGCGAGTACTTCTGCTAATACTTCAACTGTTTACTTTTCTGACTTGATTGCTGGTCATGTTTGGTCAACAGGTACATCTGGTTCTTTGAATGTAGACCGTGTTTGGGTCAATGGTTCTGATGAGATTACAGGACTTGCTGCACATAATGGGTTTTTGTTCATCTTTGGTAAGCGTCAGATTCTGATTTATCAAGGTGCAACTACACCAGCGTCAATGCAATTGAGTGACACTGTAGAGGGCATTGGTTGTATTGCAAGGGATAGCATTCAGACAACCAGCACTGATGTTCTGTTCTTGTCTAATTCTGGTGTCAGATCGTTAATGAGAACGGTGCAAGAGAAGTCTGCACCAGAACGAGACTTGTCTAAGAATATTCGCAATGACTTGATGAGTACTGTAGCTGGAGAGACACTGGCAAACATCAAGTCTATTTATTCTGAAAGAGAAGCATTTTACCTATTGGTGACTCCTAGCATTGACACTACTTGGTGTTTTGATACCAAAGCATATCTACCTGATGGCTCTGCAAGGGTTACCGTATGGGACACAATCACGCCTAAGTCGTTTTTATTCCGCAGGGATGGTACGCTTTACATAGGGCAGGAGGGGTATATAGGCTTGTATGGAACTTTCCAAGATCATGCAACTGTTTACAGGATGTTGTATTACACAAACCATGCTGACCTTGGTGACCAGAATGTAACTTCTATTTTGAAGAAATTGTCTACTGTCGTTATTGGTGGAACAAATCAAGACGTTACGTTTAAGTGGGGTTTTGATTTCAAAACAAATTACTTGTCTCAGAACACAACTATTCCAGAGCAAGATGTTTACTACTATGGCACTGCCGAGTATGGTGCAAATGCAACAGTTATTGCCTATTATTCTGATGGTGTTGCATTACAGACATTGACAGTTGCAGCGTCTGGATCGGGCAAGATTGTACAAACAGGTTATGAATCTGACATTGACGGTTCTGCATTGTCTATTCAGAAGATTGAAATTCAAGCCAAAACTGGCAAGATGAGTTAAAGGGGAATATTTTGAGTAATTACACAAAGAGTACCAACTTTGCAACCAAAGATGCTTTGGCTTCTGGCAATGCCTTAAAGATTGTCAAAGGCACTGAGATTGATACTGAATTCAATAACATTGCTACTGCTGTTGCAACCAAGGCAGATTTGGTTAGTCCTACCTTTACTGGTACGCCTACATTGCCTACGGGGACTATTGGCGTTACTCAGTCTGCTGCTAACAATACAACTGCTCTTGCGACAACTGCATTTGTTCAAGCGGCATTGTCTGCTTTGTATCCGGTAGGTGCTATTTACATCAATGCAACAAGTTCAACTAATCCTGCAACATCATTAGGCTTTGGCACATGGACTGCCTTTGGTGCTGGTAGGGTCATGGTTGGTTTTGACTCAGGGAATGCACTGTTTGATGTTGCTGAAGAAACTGGTGGTAGTGCAGATTCAATTCTGAAAAGTCACACACATACTGATTCAGGTCATAAACATTTTGTTGCAAATACTGACACTACTGCTGGTTCGGCTTTAAGTAGTTCAAATCAACTTGCCAATACTTTTTCTTCGGCGACTGTCTCTAATTACGTTTTACAAGGTACAGCAACAGCAGCAACTACTGGCTTGACAAGTTCTTCAACTGCTGTAATTAGTACAGAAGGTGTATCTGCAACAAACACCAACTACCAGCCGTACATTACTGTGTATATGTGGAAGCGCACTGTATGAACCAATTTACAGTTATTGATGATGAGCAATCTACTATTACTGTAGTTGATGGTAAGTTGTCTGACATTGAAAACTTTGATGATTTGAGTCTTGAACATTGGGTTTGTTTCAATGATAAAAAGCCTATTTTCAATACAGTTTATTTAGACAATCTAAGGGTTGTAATTGGCAAAGATGATAACAAATCAATTGGTTATGTTTTCTACGGGTTGTTTAAGAGTCCATATTATGATGAAACTTGGTGTCAAGTTGATATGTTCTTTTTAAAGCCTGAGTATAGAAAACAAGGGATTGGCAAAGAAATGTTTGACTTGGTTGAGACAATTGCAAAGGAAAATGGTTGTAAAAGGTTGATTGCAAGCTATAACCTTAAAGAATCATTAGAGGTGTTTTATACAAAATTTGGTTTTAATGCTACTCATGTAGCAGTCGCAAAGGAGATTTGATATGCCATTTTCAGCAGCATTAGTAATTGGAGGAACACAACTGTTAGGCGGCGCAATGGCTGGAGATTCCGCAAGACGTGCGGCACAGACATCAGCCGATGCCCAAATACGGGCAGCACAAATTGCTGCTGATGCGGCAAGGTTTCGTCCTGTTGGCATAACAACCCGTTACGGTACATCTAACTTTCAGACTGATGCACAAGGTAATCTAATTGGTGCTGGCTACAACGTCAGTCCTGAGTTACAAGCCTATCAAGATCGTCTACAGGCTCTTACAGGCGGCGCATTGACTCAGGCTGAACAGGCACAGCAACAGTACGCTCCACTTCAACAAAGCGCACAAGGACTGTTTGGCTTGGGTCAGCAATATCTGCAACAGACTCCTGAACAGGTTGCGGCTCAATATATGCAACAGCAACAGGACTTGCTTGCCCCTAGTCGTGAACGATCAATGGCTCAATTGCAGAACCAGTTGTATCAACAGGGTCGTGGTGGTTTGTCTGTTGGTGCTACAGGTATGCGTCCTAGCGGTGGTGCTGGCTTTGGTGCCGCCTCTCCTGAGATGGAGGCGTATTACAACGCTATGGCTCAACAAGATGCTCAGTTGGCGGCTAATGCTCAACAGGCTGGTCAGCAGAATGTTGCGTTTGGTGCTGGATTGTTGGGTAGTGGTTCTCAATTGATGGGTCAGTATCAGGCTGGTCAGGTAAGTGCTTTGAACCCGTTTACTACCTATTTGGGTGGGGGACAGGCAATTGAGCAGATGGGACAACAGCCTTTGACATTAGGTGCTGGATTGGGTGGTCAAGCGGCTGCTTATGGTGCTAATGCTGGTAGAGATTTGCTGACGGGTGGTATGAGTGCTGCCTTGACTCAACAACAAGCCAATGCCTACAACCCATTTGCTACTGCTCTAAGTGGTCTTGCAAACAATCAGCAATTTGGTCAAGGTGTTTCAAACTATTTCCAGAATAGAAACCCTTATGTTGCCAATACCACAGCATCTGCTTTTGGCGATACTACTGGTTATTCTCCTAATGCTGCTGGTTATGCTCAACCAGTAACTTTATTCTAAGGAAAAAAATCATGGAAAATCAATCATATAGTGGATTATTTGGTCAGTATGGTCAATATCAAGATTTATACAATGATCCAGAGGTTTCTTCCTTTAACGCAAATGTAAATACACGTCCAGCCTATGCAGGAAATGTACCAATAAATTCCTATGTTAATCCTATGCCTTTCCCATCTGTATCTGATGCTGTAAATATGTCACAGCAAAAAGTAACTCCTGTAGACGCAGTGAATCAAATGGATGTTATGAAGAATTTACCTCCTGCACCAAATGGTCAAATGTGGGAATTTAATGCCAATTCAAATCAATATGTATTAGTTGATGATCCTCTTTCCAATTTGTCACAGGATACATCTCAAACTACAGCAGTTGCTTCTAGTCCACAAGTTGCAATGCCAGCACCAGCACTATCAGCACCAGCATCAACATCTTCATCAATTGTTCAAGGAATGTTTCCTGAAGTAGATGCAATGCAACGTGCTTTGTACCAACAAAAGCAAAATGAAGCAATGCAAGCACAAGCAATGCAATATGCACAACTTGATCCAATGGCACGGGCGCAATACAGTCTGTACCTTGGTGGTCAACAGTTGGGTGGTGCTATTGGTGGTGCTTTGGGTGCTAAAGACCCTCAGTTACAGATGATTGGTTTGCAACAGCAAATCTTGCGTGAATTAGACCCAAGTAATCCTAATCAACAACTTCAAATTGCTCAAAAATATGCACAAGTTGCACCTGACTTAGCAATGAAGATTGCTGATAATGCTCGTAGTTCTTTGGTAAAGATCGCACAAATCAATAGAGAACGTAAAGCTGCAATTGGCGTACCTTTGCAAGTCTCTGACCGCATCAATGAACTCAATCAGAAGATGCGTATGTTGCCGCCTGATAGCGTTGAGTATAAAGATGCAGAAGAAGAAAAAACTCGACTAATGAAGCCTGAAAAGCCTGAGCCAAGGCCGTCTGTTGGTAGTGATACTGAAAGAATTTCCTTAGATAAATTTGGTAAGAATTATTATGATCTAGATCAACCACAACGTGCTGTTGTCAGTAAGTTGGTTGAAGAAGATGCAATTAAAAAAGCCCCCAAGTTTCAGGTTGACTTGAAAGACCCAACTGCTACGGCTAAAGCAAGTCTTGATGTTATGAGTAAATGGGAAGGCTTCCTGAAGTCTGGTGGTGATGTTGAAGTTGCTAATAGATTTAAGCAAGTTAGATCAGCGGCTTCAATGGCTAATGCCAATAATCCAAGTGCTGATAGTGCTCTTTTATACAGTATTGCAAAAATGTATGACCCATCTGGTGCTGTTCAAGAAGGTGACAAAAAGACCATTATGGGCAACCCATCTATTCCAAATAAATTTAAATTGTTAGTTCAAGGTGTATTGGAAGGCGGTACTTTTCTTCCTGAACAACGTAAAAATTTGCTAGATATAGCAACTGAAATTGTTAAAAACAGACAATCTCAATTGAGTGTTTATCGCAAACAATATATCAAGAAAAACAAGACATTGGGTGGTGAAGAAACTGACATCTTAGACCCATATCAGGGGTTGATACCATTGGATGCTTTTGTACGATAACTTAATACAAGAATTGGAAAATAAATCATGGCAGACCCAATTGCGGTAAAGAAAACAGTTGATCGTGAAGCGGCAAAGGCGGCTGGATATACAGACGAGCAGATAGATCAGTTTGAAACTACTCTCAATCAGTATTCACCCACAATCATGGGCAAACAGGCAGAGCCTGACACTCAACGGTTGAGGAGTGCGTTGCAAGGTACAAGTTTTAAGTTTGCTGATGAGGCAGAGGCATATCTAAGGTCGTTAAGTGGTGAGAATTACGATACGGCATTAGCAGACATTAGGGGCAAGATTAAGGATTACGAGAAGTCTCGTCCTGTTGAGTCTGGTGCAATTGAACTTAGTGCTGGTATACCAATGGCATTAGCTGCATCTTGGTTAACTGGTGGTACTGCAACTCCTGTAGTGGCTAGAACATTACTACCTACATTGGCAAGGGTTGCTGGTGTTGGTGCTGTTCAAGGCGGTTTAACTGGTGCTGGTGGTGCTGAGGGTGATGCTTTTAGTCGTTTGGTTGGTGGAACTACAGGTGCTGTAACAGGTGGTTTTGTTGCTCCTGCTGTTGTTGGTGGTATGAAACTGGTTGGCGGCACTATCCTTGATCCAATGATGGATTTCACAAGGCGCAAGTTTGGTGATAGAGGTGCAAAGATTGTTGAGACTGAAATCCAGCGAATTCAGCAACAAACTGGTCTTGATCCAGATCAAATTGTGCAGAAGATTGCTGGAGGAGAAATCCTTGCTGAGAATCCCAATATCTTAGGGATTGTCAGAGCATACGCATCTGGTGGTGGAGATGCGTCTAGGACTATCAGGGAATCACTAACAACAAGACCCGTGGCGTTACGTCAAAAGACAATCGAACAAATGGCATCTGAGTTGAATGCTGGAACAGAACCTAATGTCCTGAAGAAATTTGCACAGTCTGAGGTTGAGAGAACAACCGCTAGAAATGCACTTTATAACAAGGCATACGATGAAGGTGGTGTTATTACTGAGGAGATGTTGAACTCTTTAACAGATGCGATGCAACGATCTCCTAGTGCCTATGAGTTGATAAACAAATTATCTCAAGCACAATTAAAGACAAAGCCATTCTTCACAATGAACGAGGCTGGTGAAGTCACATTCATAAGACCGCCTACCATTAGAGATATGGAGATTGCAAGGCGTGGTCTTAAAGCTGATATAAACAGAAAATATACCAGCGGTGAAGGCGATATTGCAAAAGAACTTCAGCCCTATGAAGAAACATTAAGAGGTTTGATTAATAAGTCTGCACCAGCGGTAGGTGAGGCAAGATCACAAGCAGCAAGTGACAAGTTAACTACAAGTTCATTTAATGAGGGTAAAAACGCATTTGCTAAGAGTCCAGATCAAGTGCAAATTGACTTTGAGAAGTTAATGACAGCAAGTCCAGAGGCTGTTTCAGCATATCGTGCTGGCATCATGGCTCAAATACGCAACAAAATGAGTATGGGTGGTAGAACATCCATGATGGCAAATCTAGAAAACATTGAGTCTAAAGAGGGTCAGATTCTTAGGATTATTTACCCTCAAGACAAAGTTGATGACATTCTTAAGCTGGCTAGGGTTGCGGCTCAATCTCAAAAAGCGTCTGGTACTGTTCTTGGTGGTTCACCAACTGCACAGACTTTGATGGAATCTAAAAATATTGGGATGAACATTTCACCGCAAGAAATTGGTGCTGTATTCTCTGGAGATGCTTTTACCACCATGAGAGTTGCATCAAAGATTATTCAAAAGAATGCACCTAATTTGACTCCAGAGCAAAAGCAACAGGTTGCTAAAGTTTTGGTGTCTGAAGACCCTGCATTAGTCTTAAATGCTTTGAAAGATCAAAGTGGCATGGCAATCCTCCAGAAAAGATTACAAACCCTTGGAAATACATTTGCCAGAACTTCAGGCGGTCTATTAACTGCACCAGCGACAACATCGCTACAACAGTTTTTAAACCGTTGAAAATAGGAGACTGAAATTGATCCAATCACGTTATGCCTCATGGCGGCTGGTCTGGTCAAACAGATTCAGCAAGGTTGCGAACTCTACAAGCAAGCTAAAGAGCAGTTTGTCCAAGTCAAGCAAACTGGTGAGCAAGTCGTTGCTATTGGCAAAGAACTTAATGGTTTCTGGAATCAACTCCGCAAACTCTTTGGTACTAAACCTAAGCCTCAAGCTGCAAAGCCTGTTGCTAAGGCTAAGAAATCTGTTTATGCACCTGTTGATGAGACTCAAGTCAAAGTTGGGATTGTCCAAAGTCTGACTGAATTCTTCAAGATTCAAGAGCAATTAGAAGCGCATATAAGGGAAGAAGAAGAAAAATCAAAGAACGTCTACGATCCTGACCAGAACCACATGGAAGCTGCACTTAAGAGGGTGATGGCACAACAGCAAATGGCTGAGTTGGTGGTGCAAATCAGGGAATGTATGGTGTACCAGAGTCCTCCTGAGATGGGTGCTTTGTACAGTGAAGTCTTTAACATGAGAGAAGTCATACAAGAGGAGCAAACTCAGGCAAGGTTAAGGCAAGAAGCAGTAAAGAGGCGGGAACTATAGCAA